AAATAGAGACAAATCAGATAATAGGATTGCAAATTTAAGACTTGCAACGTCTGAGCAAAATGCTCAAAACAGGTTAAAAAATTGTAAGAATACGTCTGGGTTTAAAGGTGTTACTTGGCATAAAAGAGATAAAAGATGGCAAGCAGCAATAACAGTAAAAAGAAAAGTTTTACATCTTGGATATTACAAAACTCCAGAAGACGCTTATCTTGCCTACGTTGAAGCATCTAAGAAATATCAATCACATTCAATTTTTAAAGGAAACTAAAATGTCATCATACGCTCGAATAGAAATGTTGATAATACAATGGTCTGAAGCTAGGAAAATTATTCCTAACAGCACACCAGAAGTTCAGCTTTTAAAAGCAATGTCAGAGATGGGAGAACTAGCAGATGCTACGATTAAAAATGACGAGGAGCAATTCAGACAAACTGCAAGAAACTCACTCAAACATAACTTAGATGACTTAGCGGATTATATCCGTTCTAAATACCCACGAGGAAATGCGCCCAGACAAACACAGACTTACTCAGACACAGAAGGAAGCAGACGACTTCCAGTGGTACAGGGAGTTTATTGATTATTATGATACCCACTCTTTTCTATCTGATTCTTTCGTAACCGCGTTTGGAGAATATAACCGTATGCGACTCAACTATGAGTTGTACGAGGGGCGTGTTGACGAAGCAGACTTTCTGTATATCACAAGACCTTGGGGCAAAGAGTTTGAGGGGACAATGCCAGCACAGCTAACGCACAGAGATATTAGCTCTACTAAGATTCGTGCATTGGCAAATATGGCAACCAAACGTGCGCTTTCTTGGAAAGTGGTAGCAGTCAATGAAGACGCAACCACACGAAAGGAAAACACTGAGTTTGGCATGATGCGTCAGTATGTTATAGATCAACTGATGGGCCAGCAGCCAGAACAAACACCAGAAGAGGTGCGTAAGTACATGGCTCGTCATCACCAAGACCCCGCCGAAGCTCTCGCACATCAACTACTTGAGTATTTTCACTTTAAACTAAACATACCACAGGAAACCGCACGAGGCGTAAAACACGCAGCACTGTCTGGTAAGGAGCTTTACAGGGTATTTGAAAGAAGCGGAGAAGTTGACTTTGAGGTAATAAACCCAATGTACTTTGACCACGACAGAAAGCCTGGTCTTACGCAGATAGAAAAAGGGGAATATTGTGTCGCAGAACTACGAAAGTCACCTCACGAGATTATACGAGACTTTGGAGAAGAACTGACTGAGGAGCAGGTAGATCGCATCTATAACATGAGCAACGCTGATTTTCAGATAAACCACTCCCGCTCTTTTGACGACTATTCCCAGGATTATGTTCGGGTGCTTCATGTGCAGTGGAAGTCACTGAGAAAAGAAGGGCTTCTTACTTATCTGGATTTAGAAACAGGCGAAGAGCTACAAGAAAAGGTAAACGAACATTACAAACTAAACAAGGAACTCGGAGACATCAGTGTAAAATGGAGATGGGTTCCAGAGGTTCACGAAGGCTATAAAATAGGCCCAGACATATATGTGGGAATGGGGCCAGTGTTTAACATCTCAGAGGAGCCTACACTTAGTTATATCGGGACTATCTTTGACTACGAAGGTGGAGAGGTTACTTCGAGCATGGATCGCATGAGACCTTACCAATACCTGTATAACATCATCAACTACCGAATGGAGATTTTGATGGCGCAGGATAAAGGCAAGAAAGTCCTGATTAACGTCGGGGCAATTCCAAAATCCGCTGGTATAGACATTCCAACGTTTGAATACTTCCTTGACGCTAATTCCTACTCGTACTTGAACCCTGCTGAGGAAGGCAATAAGTTCGGTGGAGAAATCACAAATCTTGCAAAAGAAATAGACCTCTCCAACACATCAGATATAGGAAAGTACCAGGCTCTCGCTGAATGGGTAGATCAGAAATGCGGAGAAGTTGTTGGGGTTCCAAAACAGTTAGAAGGTCAAATTCAAGAAAGAGAAGCAGTTCAAAACGTAAACAGTGTCATCTCACTTTCAACGAATGTGAGCGGTATGTTCTTTCAGACACACGACTTCACAGTCCGACGATTACTTGAGGCACTTTTAAATAAGGCTAAATCAACTTACTTCGGAAAAGAAAGCGTAAGGCTGGCTTATGTCATAGACGATCTAAGTGTGCAGATGCTTAATGTTGACCCTGCTCTCTTAGCTAACAGCAACTTCGGTATCTTCGTTGATGACTCAAACAAACTCGAAGAAACCAAACAAGTAATTCAGCAGTTCGGATTCGCAGCGATGCAGAACGGTACACTTGGCATGGCTTATGCGATCAGAGCAGCAAGAGCTAAATCAATCCAAGAAGCAGAAGAAATACTAACTGCTGGTGAGTCAGAGTCATTTGAGCGCCAACAGCAGATGGAGCAGATGAAAGCCGAACAGCAGAAAGAAATGATGATGATGCAAGAGCAAATGGAGCAGTCCAAGCACTTGCGTCAAATCGAGATCATCAAACTACAAGAAGCTCTCAAGTACGAAAGAGAACTTGCAAAACAGGCAGTGCTTGCCCTTGGCTTCTCAAAAGACAACGACCAAAACAACAATAATACGCCCGACGTAGTTGATTTGATGAAGCAGCAAATTGCAGCGAAAAAGTTGGAATTGGAAGAAGCAAAGCTCGAAAACGAAAAAAATAAACCAACAGAACAACAGTAGTGTCTATAATGGACTTGCAAAATTTCTGGGAACTTTAACAAAAACTAAACGTTAAAAAAGTTATGGCAGCAGAGAATTTAGACAACTTCTGGGACGAGGATGAGGAGTTCTTGAAAGAAGACGAGCCTACCGAACCAGTTAAGGAAGAAGAAGAGGAGGAGGAAGAAAAGGAAGAAGAAGAGCCACAGGCAGACCCAGTTAAAGAATTTCTTTCTGGTCTAAGTGCGGCTGGACTCATTCCTGAAACCGACGAAGAAACCACTCCTGAATCCGCAATCGAAGCAATTCTCCTTAATACGGAAGAATACATCGAACAAGGTGTGACAGAAGTAATCGAGTCTTGGAAGCAAGATTTGGGTGAAAAGGGGGTAGAGTTCGCGAAATTTGTACGCGCAGGTGGAGAACCAGATGAGTTCTTCAAGGCTTATGCACAAGATCACTTGCAATTTGATGTGAGTTCAGATCGAGGGCAGGAAGCCTTCTTGCAGTGGTATTATAAACGCCACGAGGAGATGGATGACGATGATATTGAAGATCGCCTCCTTTCTCTTAGAGATCGTGAAAAGACCGCAGATACGGCGAAGCGTTTGTTCTCCAAACTAAAAGACAAACGAGACAAAGAAGCACAATCAGTCGTAAAAGCACGACTTGACCAAGCGGAAAAGCAAAAAGTAGAATTTCAGAAGGAAAAAGAAAAGCTCGTCAAAGGACTTCAAAAAGTTGAAGGCTTCGGAGAGCTAAAAATAAGTAAACTTGAGAAGCCAATACTTATTAACATGATTACTCGTGCCTCAGAAACATTTGACGGTCAACGAGTAACTGGTTTAACAAAAGCATTAAATGCAGCTTATGACAGACCAGAGGTTCTTATGGTATTGGCAAAATGGGCAAAGACAGACTTTGACCCAAGTTTCTTTAGTAAGGAATCAAGCGCCAAACAGACAAAACGAGAATTAAATCCAAAACCCAAGAAGAAAAACATCTTGGATTACTTTGATTAAACCTAAATTATGGCAGGCGCACAATCATCTATGATTATCAGGAAGATGCCTTGGAGTGCAAACTTCACTGAGATGAACCATCTTGGGAAAGCACTCATCGCAAAACCTCATGTGTTTGAAGAGAAAATGACAAAATTGTTCTCTTCTTACAACTACGCAGACAACCCCATGACTGGCCTTTTGGCTGGTACAGGTCGGGAAGTCGAAATCACTTCCAACGAGTTTACATGGCAGCTACGCGGGGCAAGCACCCGCCCACTTATTTATAGTGGCGCAGCTAAGACAGGTACTCCTGGGAAGGGTATTACAGAAATCACTCTGGACTACGACGAGAACTGGTTCAAGCCAGGTGACATTATCTCCCCAGGTTCCCCGAAAGATCAAGTCCGTATTAAGGAGTTCGCAGGTCGCGTAGGTAACTACTACCGTTATATTGGTGTCCCAAACACTTCCGACCTCACCTATTTCGTTCCGCTGAAATACTTCAAGCCAGGTACGAAATGGACGAAACTCTTCTCTCAGTATGGCGAAGGTTCCAGCCAGTCTGGTTCTACGACCTACGCACTTCCGATGGAGTTGAAATCTCGCATCAGCCGCTACCGCAAAGAATACCAAATCACAGGTGATGTGATGGATGAAGTTCTTGCAGTTAAGGTTCCTGACAGCACTGGTAAAATGCACACTATGTGGATGCACTATGCCGAGGCTGAATTTTGGAAGCAGTGGGCGCGTGAATTGGCCATCGGTAATATGTACTCCCGCTCGACTAATCGCGTAGAGGACAGTTCTGGTCGTATGACCTTCTCTGGCCCTGGCATTGATGAGTACTTGGAAGACTCCAACCGTAGCACTTACAACACGCTTACAACTAAGCTGTTGGAAGAGTTTATCATGGACATCCAGTACAGCCGTGTGGCTCCTGGCACTGGCCGTAAGCTCAAAGTTCTGACTGGCGAGTATGGCATGATTGCCTTTCACCGCGCAGTAACCGAGAACTTCACCAAGTCTGGCTTCATCACTCTCGATACGACTGTAATCCAGAAAGATTCCAGCCCGTACCACTCCAACGGCCTTAGCTATGGCGCACAGTTTACGCGCTACAAAATGGCTAACGGCGCTGAGATCGAACTGATTCACAACCCGCTCCAAGACGACAGAACCATCCACTTTGATATTGACCCGATCACAGGCTATCCTTATGAGTCTCAGAAATTCTATTTCTTGGATTTCAGCGGTGAAGGTTCTGAATCTAACATCGTCCGTATCAAGAAGCGTGGTGCAAACGTACTTGCTTATGTTGCAGGTCTTCGCAGTCCGTTCTCTCGTGGCCGCAACGAAAATGCAGCACATACAGGCGACTGGTACACCATGACGGTGCATGACCAGTGCGGTGTGAAAATTACAGACGTAACCAAATGTGGCGTTCTTGAGAAAGCCCGTGCATAAATATGATAGTAGAGGTAAGACCAAGGAGAACTGAGAAGTGGCATGGTAAAGAGAAAGACGAGGATTTTACCCGTCCGATCTCAATAGTACCTGCCCCTGACCCTGCAACGATGCAGTATCAAGTAGAACTTTCCGCAGACGAGTGGAAATACTTGAAAAGTACGAGTTACGATCTGAGTCTTGAGTACAAACAAGATGTAGTACACCCCACATGGGATACTGCTCTTGGGAGGGTCAAGCTCGAAAACAACACAATGTTCTTTGACACATCAGTTCCAACAGACCTAATTAAAATAGGCGTTATGCGAGCTTCAAAGGGCAGGGTAGCACCATCGAAAGAGGCAGCCGAAACAGAGTACCCATCAGCGACACATTATATCCACGAGGAAGATGTTGTTCTGAAAGACAAAGTTTCTAAGATTGCGATTAAGCAAGAAGCGAATAGCCTCCTGTACACAATGCCTCCTGACGAAATTGCCACAATCGTTTTTCTATCCACAGGCGAACAAACCGCTGGTAAGAATTTCGATTTGATACGCGCGAAAGCTGATGATATTGTTGAGAAGAATCCCGCTGAGTTTCTGCGTTGGGCTAAGATGGAGAAAGAGGACGTTTCGCTCCTTTCTCTTGTCGAAACAGCCATCGAGTCAGACTTACTCACGAAGGACGGTGCAAGAATCATGTTTAATGGTGATACCGTAGGCTTCTCAACTTTGGAAGTAGCCGAGTACTTGAAGAAAAAAGAAAACCAACCTTTGCTGCTTAAACTCAAAGGCGCTACAAAACAGACGAAGAAGTGACAATAGAAAACATGGAGTATAGCTTTCGTCAGAAGCTCAACTCGTTTGCTTCCAACGCGAACAGGGGCTTCCAGATTCCAGAAATTGACTGGAAACTAAATGACGCGCTCAGGCTGCTAATCACACGCCTTGCTTCTCCACGTTTCGAGACTCAGGTGGGGTTTGAGTTCAATCAAAGAAATATTGATGATCTCAGACCCCTACTGAAAAGAAGTACTGGTAATGTAGTTAGTAATCGCTTTTCTCTTCCAGATGATTATCTTCGCTACGTCTCAGCCTATGCCAATTCGACCAAAGGTAACTGCACAAGAAAACTAAGAGTATTCACACCACAAATGGATGACTTATGGGAAACAGACCCATTTACACAGTCAAACTTTGAGTGGGAAGAACTTACAGCCCTACAAGTAGCAGATGCCTTAGAACTAAAGCCAACTGATTTCACAGTGAGTTCAGTGGAGATGGATTACATTTCAAAGCATCCATACATTCACAACTCGCAAGCAGTGGGTGGCTACTCGCTCCCTGACGGTACAGCACTAACAGGAAAACAAGATTGTATTTTAGCAGATGATTTCTGCTCGGAGGTCGTGGAACTGGCTGTGTTTATGACAGTGAATGACACGATTTACTCCCCTGAATCTAAACAAAATAACATTAACCTAAGAAACTAATATGAGACTCCAAAGAACTGTTCGGCGTACTCTTGTGGCTAAAGGTAGTTCAGCATTGCTCTCCGCAAACGCTACACCTGAGACACTTGCAGAAGGCCAATTGGGTGTGTTCAACGCATTGACTGGTCTTAGTATCACCAGCGGTTCGACTACTACACCTTGGTACATCGCCGTAGGTACGGCAAATGGCTATCGTAAATCACCTGGAACTATCCGTGCTGCTAATAATCTCGTATCTAATGTAGCTTGCTATACAGCAGCCGTTACTAAGATTGTAGATGTTCGCGGTATTTGTGCTGAGTGTGCTACTGATTATGCTATCAAAGTTGACATTTATTCTCCTGACCAATCACACGAGTTCGGCTTCCAACCGCGTTTCCAGACTGTGACTTACACATCTCCGTGTTGCACAGATGGTTCTGCTTCCTGCTTGGAACTTGCTCAAGGTCTGCGCGATGCAGTCAACGATGACCCACGTTCACTCTTCACAGCTTACCTGCTCGACCCAGACGACGTTTCCGTTGGTGCTTCTGTAATCAATGAAGAGACTTGGGACGTTGCAACTGACGGCTGTCCTGTGATTCGCCTTATTGCTGATGCAGCTTCCATCGCTGACTTCTGCGGTATTCCTGAAACTTACACTTTCCCGACAGGAGTTAACTTTGAAGTTAGCACCCAAGGCTTGAAGTGCTGCACCCCCGCTTCTACGGTTGTCACAGTTCGTGATATTGTTTACGCAGTTGGTGCTGGTGGTGACGTTAAGTACATGGAATGGTCTGATGCTGGCGATGCCGAAGTAGGCCCATACCGAATGACTGAAAGCGGAGTAACTACCGCTGTTGACCTCAACGCAGTAGGCTCTTCTACTTATGCACTTCTGAGTCTTGATTACACCGACCCGCACGAAACTGCTGGTCAGATCGTAACCGACCCGAAAGCTGCTGTAATCGCAATTCCGTGTAACACGGCAGTTCTGCTCACGTTGGGCAATGCCTTGGATACGCTTGGTTTGAGTGGTATTGACACTGCTCTTACGGCTTGCGGCTGCTAAGAATTGTTCTCCTCTCTGCTAAATATAGGGTGGCCGCTTCGGCGGTCGCCCTTACCCTATATTGTATGGCTACATTTAAGGTAAAGACGTTTAATGAACTTTCTGGCAAGGGTCAGAATGGCGACATCGCAATCATTGAACGTGCTGACATCAACGGAAACAAAGGGTT